TATTTTCTCTTGAAGTAATCACAAACGAAAGACCCGTTACCATGTGATATTTCTTTGCATGATAACGATGGCTATCTTTAGATAACCAGGAGTTACTATGAAGACATGTAACGCAACGACCGTTAGATTGATACGGTCTTATCTTGCCTCCCTTGATACCCCTAGATCTTTAGCTGTCTGGATGATGTTCACTAATAATGAACATGATCAATTGATAGCTTTAGATATAGATCCAGATGATTATCTGGAACCTAGGAGTTTTCGGGCTGATTACTTAGCAACAAAGTTTCTTTCTAAAGCCACCTTCTTAAATACTTCTGTAAATAAGAAGGATGTTGCGATAAAAGGATTCCTAGATGCTGAGCGATCATGCAAAGAAGTTAACCAAGATCGATTTAGAACCGCTTACTTAAAACATAAACGGTTCGAATGGTTGCATAATGCAATCATTCGTAAAATCTCTTTCGTACTTGGCGACTTCGATGGTGACGAGATATGCGACCGTGCCAATTGGGGACCTGGTGTAACTCTTAACAGAAATGTTAAGGTTGATACCAGTGCGACCAATAAGTTCCGTTTTGAAAACGGAATAACACGTGACCTCTTCGATCTTATAGGTGAATTACACGTACTCGCCTATCCTACATGGGTTGTTAAATTTCAGCCTGTGATAGGAAGTAAGATCGTTACCGTCCCTAAGAATTCGAAGACGGACCGTACCATTGCCGTTGAACCAGGAATTAATCTCTGGTATCAACTCGGCATTGGGAATACGATTCGAAATCGTTTACTTAAGGTGGGCATTGATTTACGAAACCAAGGAAGAAACCAATCTTTAGCTTATTCGTCAAGTATTTCAGGCGAATTGGCGACAGTTGATTTCTCCGCGGCTTCAGATTCTATCAGTATTGCTACCGTTGAGGCATTGCTACCTCCGCGATGGTTTTTACTGATGAATTGTTGTAGATCAATGTACGGCCATCTTGAGGGACAGACAGCTCCATTGAAATTTGAGAAGTTCTCCAGTATGGGGAACGGTTTCACTTTTCAGTTGGAGTCTCTTATATTTTACGCTATAGCTGTTTGTGTTGTTGAATACTTACAGCTAGATACGTCAAATGTAAGTGTCTACGGAGATGATGTTATTATCCCCGTTAGTGCCTTCAAGCTATACCGTGAAATATGTGAAATTTATGGCTTCCGCGTTAATGTTCAGAAAAGTTTCTTTTCTGGCGTTTTTCGTGAAAGTTGTGGATCTCACTATTTTATGGGTATAGACTGCAAGCCTTACTATCTTCGAGAGGTAGTCAAAGGAGAGTGTGATTTATATCTTGCTGCCAACTCTATAAGAAGGATTGCATTTGACAGAAAGAATATCTTCTGCGATGCTAACTTCAAAGAGTGTTGGCAGTTTCTGGTATCTAAGGTCAAACGACCTTGTTTGATATCCGAAGGATATGGTGATAGCGGCTTTATCGTTAATTTCGATGAAGCTTGCCCTCACCGTGCTCGAAATTTTATCGAAGGATATTATTGTCGAGCATTAGTCACTGTACCTTTAGGGTACTACTCCGATGACCATCCCTTGCTTTTAGCAAGGTTAAAGGGTGGCAGTGTGGAGTTAAGTTATGGAAACATAACTTTCCTCCGTGGCCGCAGTAAAAAGTTCCGAAAGAAACTTTTTATCCGTCGGTGGGCGAACTTAGGACCTTGGCTTTAAACCAAGAGACTATGTTTGTTTTCCAGGTTTCCCTGGTGGTGGGTTAGTAGAGTTACAAATCCTACTAACTCGGATAGGTCATGGCTTTGG